TAAGCAGTGGTCACAGTTCTTCTTCGGTGGAACTAAGAAGGTCAAGGTCAAGGAAGAAGTTGGCTTCTACAAAAACGGTAAGGTAAAGACTAAGCTGGTGGATAAAGAGATCACACTCAAACCATTCATCAAGTACGTACCAGATCCTGACAAGGTGTCAGCTAAGACAGGTCAAGTGTCTGTTGATGACTCTGTGTTGAACGACATGCTCAAGCATACGTTTGATCCTGCTGCAATTGGAATCATCGAATCTTTGTTGCAGTATCGTGAGTTGTCTAAGCAACTATCTACGTATGTGCAAGGGCTGAGTAAGCATATTATTGATAATGGTGGTCAACACTTTATACATGGCAAGTTGAATCACACCGCAACTGTTACAGGTCGCTTGTCTTCAACCAATCCTAACTTGCAGAACATCTCTAACAACCCTATCAAACAAATCTTCAACTCACGTTGGGGTGATCGTGGTGTGATTGTCGAGATGGACTTTAACCAACTGGAAGTTGTTGCTCTTGCTCACGTAACTGGAGATCTGCAATTGATTCACGACATCTCTAGTGGTGCTGACATCCACTCTGAGTTGTACAACGGTATGTTTGGTCGTTACCCTACCAAGGAAGAACGTAAACCATTCAAGGCTAGAACGTTTCAATTGATCTACGGTGCTGGCGCTAAGGCTATTAGCAAGTCTGCTGGTTGTAGTCTCGACGAAGCTAAGAAGTTTGTTGAAGTGTTCTATGGTCGCTATCCTTCTGTTGCTAAGTGGCACACAGAGTTTGCAAAGGAAGTAGAAACTAAATCTAAGTACGAACTTGATGAGTCAGGTTTGCATGAGAAGGTTAAGACATACATCTACAAGACAGAGACTGGTCGTCGGTTCTGTTTCAAGGAGTATCACAGCGATAGTTCGTGGTCTACACGTAGCTACAACTTCAGTCCAACTGAATTGAAGAACTATCAAGTGCAAGGTTTAGCAACAGGTGACATTGTTCCAATGATGTTGGGCATCATGTTCCGGTTGTTGAAAGGGAGAGATGATGTGAAGATGGTTAACACCATTCACGATTCTCTTATGTTTGATGTCAGGCTAGATGCTGCTGACGATTTTGTGAAAGGAATGACGGAGCTATTACAGAACACACACGTTTACTTTGAGAGTATTTTTGAGAAGCCTCTGGCACTGAAGCTCAACGCAGGTGCAAGTGTAGGTATTAATTGGTTTGAAATGAAAGAACTTTGATATGACAATGATGACAGGTATCGTAGAAGCAGTTTCTACAAAAGATGTAAACACTAAGTTTGGCTTGAAGCCAACCTTCTCTATGAAGGTCAATGGCAGTTGGGTCAAATGTGGCTTCAAATCTCACAACGCATCTGTTGGTGACGAAGTAGAATTTGATGGCAACACAGGTACATACGGCATGGAAACTAAAGCCGTTAACATCATCCGTAAAGGTGCAGGTGCTCCTCCTCCAGCAGTAAGTGTTACTAGTAGCACAGCAGGTGCTGCACCTAAAGCTTACGGCGGTTACAAAGAAAAGGTGTTCCCTATCCCTGCTTTGCATGGTGATCGCTCTATCGTTCGTCAGAACGCATTGGCTCGTGCAACAGATGTCTTTATTGCAGCTCGTGGTGGTAAGCCATTTGAGTTGGATGAATCTACATTCAACTTGGTGATTGGCTTTGCTCGTAAGTTTGAAGCTTACACAGCAGGTGATCTTGACATGGCTGAAGCAGTAGCTGAAGCAGCAGCAGAGTAAGTTTATGAGGGCTGTCAAGCCAGCATTCGAGGATGTTTCTGTAGGGAATTTTCTGGCTTTCTGCCCTACCTAGACGAAACCAAATCGAGGCCCTCACCTTTAAGGAGATAGAAATGTTCTTCTGGAACAAAGACAAAAAAGAGATTGAAACTGAATTAAATTTCTTGCGTATGCGTAGTAGTTTGCAGGCAGATGTTCTTGAAGATCTAACAGCACGCTTAGATCGTTATGAACAGATCTTGCTACAGCTAGGTAAATACGGATTTAAAAAAGATGGTTCACCCAAAGCTAAGCCAGGACGAAAGGCAGGATTCTAATGAGAGCACTGATAGATGGGGACATACTGGTTTTTCGTGGTGCTTGTAGTGCCATCAATGATGACCAGTGGGTAGCATTAGCTAGAGCTGACAAGATGTTGCATGACATTCTTGAAGATGTTGGAGCTACTTCTTACCAAGTGTATTTAACGGGAAGCGGTAACTTTCGTAGAGATCTAACTCCCAGTTACAAAGCACACAGACCTGATGAACGACCACAACATTGGCAAGCAGTACGTGACTTCTTTGAGAAGGAACACAAAGCTATTGTCTGTAATGGTTGGGAAGCAGATGACCAAATGGGTATCGACCAAGACAAGGTAGGACAGACCACAGTGATCTGCTCTATCGACAAAGACTTGTTGCAGATCCCAGGCAGGCATTACAACTTTGTAAAGAAGGAAGCGCAGATAGTCCCTCCTGAACAGGGTAGGAAGTTCTTGTACCTTCAGAGCTTGATTGGTGACAAGAGTGACAACATCATCGGGGTAGCTGGCATTGGCCCAGTAAAAGCAGAGAGAGCTTTAGCAGAGCTTGAGACTGAGGAAGAGTGGTACGAGAAGTGCCGTGAACTCTATAACGATGACGAGCGTTACCACCTCAACCTACAACTGTTGTACATCTGGCAGAAACCAAACGACAAGTGGGAGCTGCCACAGGCAAGCGACCCCACACCTACAACAACACAACAGGAACAAAACAATGGCTAAATTACCTTACACCTACACAATATGTCCAGACCAAGAAGCTCCCAAACAATTTACAGCAAGCTGTAAAGATATGGGAGAGTTGTTGCGGCATAGTCCAAATGGCGATTTGACTATTAATCAAAAACAAATGGCTACGTGGGATATGTGGTCAGGCAATCACATGGGTTTTATTGAGGAAGCATTGCACGCTATGGCTACAAAAAATAAGGAACAACAATGACACAAGAAATAAACATGCAGCACATGACTATGCGAGAGTATGTGTCCATTGCTATCCTCAGTGAGATGACTACCAAGAAAGAAATTTGGGATGCTCTTGCTGAAGGAACTACCGACGCTAGGGCTGTTGTCAAGCAGAGTTTTGCTTGGGCAGACGTTTGGATGCTAGTCCGAGAGGAGCGTAATGCCAAGACCTAAGCGACATCTGCAATCAGCCTACCGCAGTGGGCTGGAGCAGAGATTTCAAACAGCTTGCGAAGCTAACGGATGGAACCTTCCATACGAAGCCAGCAAGATTAAATACGTGATCCCTGCAAGCAACCACACCTACACACCTGACTTCACAGTTACTAGTAACGTTTACATTGAAACAAAAGGACTGTGGACAGGAGCCGATAGGAAGAAGGCAGTGCTCATCAAAGAGCAGCACCCAGAGATAACCATTCTCTACGTGTTGCAACGCAACCAGGGGTTGTCAAAGAAGAGCAAGACCACCTACCTTGACTGGGCAGATAAAAACGGATTGGATGCCTGCATCTTTGCAGACAAGGATCACTGGATCAACTTTATAAAGAAACACATCACATGAGTAGTAAGACCCCCTTGCAATACTTCAAAGAGATAGCAGATGTATCTCGTTCCCAGTTTGCTATGCCTGTGCTACCACCACAGAACAGCATTCACGAACGTGGTACGTACCGCACGGGAGACGGTGACTATGTGCAGCCACTACGTCCAGGGAGTCAAGACCACAAGTTGTGTCGCTCTCGTGGTTTGTTAGCCAGCACGAGTTCTTAATAACATGTTGGTCTTAATTGCCCTAGTAGTAGCTCTCTCAACTGGACAGAACGTAGTAGCTGTTCTATTGTTTTTGCATCTGGTAGACGAATACATTTTGTAAGGAGTAAGAAATGGCAGGACCGTATGATCAAGGATGGAATGATGCCTTGGATGAAATTGCTAGACGAGCAGCACTGCTGCCGTTTGGACAAGACACACAAGACAGCATTGCTATCTGGGCAAAAGAAGCAAAGCGTATGCCCCTTAATATGTCAGCTAAAGAACAAGAGCGTTGGCTCTACGCTGAAGGTGATGTAGCAGGAGCAGCTATGCTAGGTAAACAACTTGATTTAGAAAATTCAACAGGAGAAGATGAATGAGTTACGCAGAAGTAGAGATGGATGTTTTACGTTGGGGTGAGGCTAGAGGTATCGTGAAGAATGGTAAGGCTATCTCTCAGGCTATTAAGACGCTTGAGGAAACAACAGAGTTGCTTGATGCTATCAATCGTAACAACTTGGAAGATGCCAAGGATGCTATTGGTGATGTTGTTGTGACGTTGATCATGGTGTGTGCTATCTTGGATGTCAATCTTGTTGACTGTCTACGTGGTGCTTACACAGAAATCCAATACCGCAAGGGTTACCTCACACCAGAGGGAACATTCATTAAGGAACCAACATGAATACAGAAGTAGATGCAATTTTAGATGAGCGTGGTAAACGCTACGGCACATTTGCTGGTCAGGCAACTATGGCACAAGGTCTTAAACAAATTGTCAGAGCTAATCTTATGGCTAGAAACAAATCCCTTAAAGCAGACCAACAAGAAGCTTTGGAGATGATCTTGCACAAGATTGCTCGCATTGTTAATGGTGATCCAGACTATGCTGATAGTTGGGTAGATATTGCAGGTTACGCTAAGCTTGTTGCAGACAGACTCGAAGGGATTGAACGATGAACGGTGTTACTAATATCATTAAACAACTCTGGGAAACTGCAACTCGCACTCCCACTGCACAGGAAC